ATGCCATCTTTGATTGAAGCTGCGGACTGGAATGGTCATGTGAACTATTCTAAAATTTATGGAGAGAAATAAAATGAGCAAATATTTAAAAAAACCAGCCGCATTTCCTGTTGTTGTGGATGGATATGTGCAAGATGGCATGACACTACGCGATTACTTTGCGGCTATGGCTATGCAAGGATTTTGCGTAAATGTTGACGACCCTTATGAAGACAACATAGCTAGAACGTCTTATTCAATGGCAGACGCAATGTTAAAAGCAAGAGATGAGGACTAAAAACAATGACCACATTAATATTCACAATCTATGTGAGTTGGCTCTCACAAATGAACACGGTATCAATACAGTTTGAATCGCCTACAGCGTGTGATAATGCAAAACTTGAACTAGTACACGCCTATAGCGACTACAAGCTCTCTAAGTACAAAACTGAGCTGGTTTCAGCATACTGTGTGTCGGGGAAATATGGGAGCATCAACTAATGTTTAAATTTTGTTTAATCTCATTCTCAATCGGTGTTCTTATTGGTTCTTTAACTGTTGGAACAATAGAATATTATCACTACAAAGGATATTATCGGGTATACGATACTAATATTGGTGGTATCACAATGCGTAACAATCAATTATTTCAGTTAATAAAATTTGAAGAGTAATCAATAACATAGCCGTTGATAGAAATATTTTCGGCTATTTTTTAAAATAAAGTTTGACGTTCTTATCAAACAAAGAGTATTATGCTTGCCAACGGAGGTAATTATGTATTTACAAGAGTTTGCATGGATTGGCTCAAAGTATCAATGCCTACTGACTGTTGGTATTAGCTATGACCAAGATGTGTATATTATTGAGGTTGAAGATTCACAGGGTGTGAGAGAAGATAATTTTGGTGATTTAGTTATTGGCTATGTGAAATCATGGTTATCTGATGTTGAACTTGATGACGATGAAGAAATACAGATACCCGATTATCAAGAAGAAAGTTATTTGCCTTACGAGGTTAAAAAAAGATGAAGAAAAGAACATTTGAAGAAACATTGAAGTTGCTTCAGGCTAAAAAAGAAACAGAAGTGTTGCGTGAAAAAGAAGAAAAGGTTAACGAGTTGTTTTCCGCTCAGTTTATTGGGCAAAATAATGCAAGATTTAGAAATATGTCTTGCGATGATAAAAATATTGATGTGATGTTTGGGGGCGTAAAATGAGCTTATTTATAGTAGAAGCATTAAGATGGGGAGATAGGGAATCACATAGTTATGTTGTTGGTATCTTTTCATCTTTTACACAAGCCACAAAAGCTGGTAAAGCAGAAGTATCATGGAGAGGTGGTAAATATGAATACCAGATTACCGAACACGAACTTGATTTTATCCGTCAAGAAAAACTAAATAATTATACTGGAGATTAATAATGAAAGAGTTAAAACAAGCCATGATTTATATATTTGGCGCAATAATTCTTTTTTCACTCATTGTATTTATTGTTAAACAATAATCCAGTTTTTAAGGTTAAAAACATGACAAACCAAGAACATATTGATTGGGCAGAGATAGTAACTAAACTGGTGAATCAAAAAGAAGAAGCGATTGCAAAACTTGAAAACCTATTATCTGATAACGAATATTATTTTTGTGATGATAGGGTGTATTCTGAAATTGAACAAACAATTGAAATTTTAAAAAGGTATATGAAATGACTCAACAACAAATAAATAAAATAATGGATAGAATTATGCTAGAACTTGTGGCAATTTTATTCCCTATCGTAACCTTAATGTTTTTTGCAGGACTCTATGTATGAACGAAATTAAATATAGCACAAAGCCAAATGGCACAATGACAATGCAAGATGCATCGGAAGAATTTGGAATTGAACACATGACCCTTCGTGGGCGATTAATTAAACACAAAGTACCGTCTGTGGGTATCTTAGAAACAAACAGAAATAGATTATTTAGACGCGAAGATATTCTTCCGTTTGTTGTGTCAACTCAAGGAAGATTTTACAGGTTGAAGAACATCCATTCTTCACATCACTTTATTTAGACTTTATAGCAGGGAGACACAATGCAGTTAATATCTAATCAATATCGTCATAGACCTGCGTTACTTAAATACGATGAGTATCGTGAACTTGTGGAAAAGGCAGCGTACTTTAAATGGCTTGAAGGGTCGGATAATGAAGAGCAGAATTGGCTTGAAGCAGAACTTGAAATAATTGAGCTGTTAAAACATTGACGTTATCATAAAAACGAATTAAACTAGCATTTTTATATGGAGAATGGAAATGACCCAAGATGAATTTGAATCGCTGTTTATCAGCAAGAATGCAATATGTGCGCGACTAAATAAATCATGTAATTATTTAGACCATCATATTGAAAGCAAAGCGTTTCCACGCGCATTAGAGCTTAAAAGTGGGAAGAATAAGGTATTTAAACTGTATTATCGCGATGACATACGTCATCATGACTTAGTTAAGGGAGTTGTGTAATGGCTAAACAGAAACAAGCAAAGCAACAATTTGTGGCATTTTCTGATTCAGATGGTGCAGTAGTTAGTTTTGATATTAAACAACTTGTTGTGGTTCAATTTAAGCCACAGGATAACGTGCTGGTGCTGCGATTGAAATCTGTGGGTAATATCGTCATTACCTGTGACATGGTGAGTCACGGTGAGCTGATTGCTGCATCAACAAAGGATTGCCTTACACACCATGTGTCATATGATACATTGACTTATATTTTAGAATTAGTTGGATTATCAAGTTGACAACAACGTCAAATACAATTAATATACAATCGTCAATTACGACAAAACAACTGGAGAGATAAAATGAGTTTTTTAAGCAGAGCATTAACAACAGAATCAAAACAAGAAGGTCTTCGCCTTATCGCTGCTGGCATTGAAGGTATTGGTAAAACGACACTTCTAGCATCAGCACCTAAACCTGTATTCATTGCTTTAGAAAAAGGCTATGTGGATGTGGATAGAGAAAAAGTAGCCATTATCCCTATGCATGATGCGTCATATACCGATTTAATTGAATTATTTGGTGAGTTATCAGAACTAGTGATGGCTGGTACATTTGAATATCAATCCATTGTTGTGGATTCATTATCAGCTCTTGAGCGTATTATCCACACGCACGTTATCGCTCTTGACCCTGTGTCAAGAACAAACCCAAAACTCACTATGTTATCAGCGCATAATGGTTATGGTAATGCATATAATGTATCCAATACTATCTGGCAAGATACTTTAAAATGGTTAGATTTCTTTGCTGATAACGGCATTAACATTTGCTGTTCTTGCCATGTATTTACTAACCTAGAGCGCGATACGATTAGCGCAACAGAATTTCATTTTACTGATGCGTTATTGCACTCACCCAAATCATCAAAATCATTTGGTTCTCGTGAACTTGTGACACAATGGTGCGATATTTTTGGTATGCTTTATACCTCCAAAACACCTGTGGGTATGGGTAGTGGTATGAATACCGCTGATATTGATAGAGAACAAGGTGTCACACTAGGTGTGGTACAGAACGCAAGATTTCGCTCAAAGAATCGTTTCGGTCTTGAGCGTGATATTACAATCACAAAAAATGATGGTTGGAATTGTATTGCTCAAGCCATTTTTGATGCTAAAGGCAGTGATTATTTTTCAAAATGATTACAGTTCAAGATATCATGTCACGACTTAATGTGACCGAGAAACAAGTTGAAATGGCTGTGTATAGCGGTGCTATACCAGCCCCTGATAACATTATCTGTAATGTTTGGGTAGATGAAGAAAGAATCCAACCTTACCTAGATCATTGGGATTCACGACTCAAACGTAAACGTGAGAAAGAGTATTATGAAAATAATATTATTGTTGGCAATATGACATTTCCAACTCACCAGCGTTGACAGAAATGTAAAAACTACCGATAATACATTATTACATGAGTTGCTGGTCTCGCCTAAAACCAGCACATAACTAACCACACGGAGTTACAAAAATGAATTTTTATCAAGAAATGGCAGGGCAATGGGATGCAGT